CCGTCCATACAATGTTCTACAATAAGGACTGGTTTCATAATTTTCTATTTGTTTCTTTTTATATATTACTGAAAAAATATCATTTTTTTCTACTTTTAAAATATTCACATCTTTAAAACAAAAAAAGCCAATTTTTAATCGGCTTTTTGTTTTTGTTATTATTAAAATGTTTATAGCATATCTATAAAATCACTAATGTCATCATCTAAATCTTCTATTTCTTTTTTTGTGGTTTTTTTTGTAGTTTTTCTTGTGAGGTTTTTTTTATTTTTCTCTAAAAATTTTTTATTTTCTATATCAGTTTTTTGTATCTCTTCTTCAAACGAAATTATTTCTTCCTTCTTTTTCTCTTCCTCTTTTTTCTTTTTCTCTTCCTCTTTTTTCTTTTTCTTATCTGCTTTCTTTTTTTCTTCCTCTTTTTTCTTTTCTTCCGCTTCTTTCCTTTCTTCTTCTAATTCATATGTAGAAAAAACATCAACATCGTTTTCATATTTTTTACCTGGTATCTTAAGTTTTTTAACTTCACCATCAACTATAACTTCATAAAAATTGTTGTTTTCACCAACAAATTTTTCAACTTTATTTACATCATTAATATTATTATGATATAATATTGATAATATTCTTCTGTCTATTGTCATATCGTTTTTTTTATTTTTTAGAATTCAACTTGTCCACCACCTTGTGCTTGACCGCCACCACCTTGTGCTTGACCGCCACCACCTTGTGCTTGACCACCTTGATCAACCTGTGCTTGACCACCAAAATCAACTTGTCCACCTTGTGCTTGACCACCTTGTAAACCACCCATATCACCCATATCTCCGCCTCCTTCATCAAAACCACCACCATCAAAGCCGCCACCGCCACCACCTGGTCCACTAGCTCCACCACCTTCACCAGCCTGACCGCTCAGCATTTTAAATTTATTATTAGCTTCTATATCTTTATCAGTAAATTTCATAATATTTCTAACAATCCATTCAATACTTAAATATGGTTTACCTTCACCATCTTGTAGATTACTTGATAATGTTGATGCAATTTCTGATCTTTTAGCTAAATTATTTAAGTACTTCCATTCTTCAAATAAATCATTAGAATTGAAAGTAACTTTAATATAACTATCAAAAACTTTATCATCTTCCAATTCAGGAAAATCAAGAACCATTTGTATTTTTAATGGCTTAACAATTATTTCTTTAAATAATGTTCTTAATCTATTAACAAAATTTTTAAATCTTATTTCATCCATAGTTATAGATGCTGTATCATCATAAAAATTTCCACCACCATTATCATCATCTAATCTTGAAAATGGCATTTTTGATGCTCTTTTAAATGCTTTATAAAACCATTGTAATACTATATCTTCATTTAATTCAGCTTGTTGTGGTTGTTCTATTGTCATTTCTGGTGTTCCTAATTCAGATGTAGGAAACCAATAATCTTTAGAATGTGGTATTTTAGTAGAACCATTAATATAAGGTATACCTGTTCTATCGTCCCATTCCACATCTTCGTGATATTCACTCATCAATTGTTGAATTTGTTGCTCTGCTTGTTGTCTAGTTAAGCCATTAACAGGTATAACAAATTTTTTATAAATAAATGCTTGATTTAAATTGTACATTAATTTAGTAAATTCTAACAATTTAAGTTGATTATAAGGTTTAATAAGTCCCTCAACATAAGATGTTTCATCATAATCTAAATTATTAGAATATGAAATATAAATAATATTAGCATCTAAAAGTACTCTTCTCAATTGTGGAACATCTGGATTTTGTATCCAAACTACGGTTCCTGTGCCAGGTTCAGCCGCAACAATCAAAGTCAATGGATCTAATAAATTAAGATCTATTATATTTTTTTGATTATCATCATAAACAATTTCAAATGCTAAAAATCCATCAATTAAAAATGTTTTCATATAATTCCAAGCGGTTAAACCATCATTAAAATTAAACGAATTATATATTTTCTTAAAATTTTCTTGGTATTTAGTTCTAATAGATTGATCATAATTATCTGGAATATCAGTTAAACTACAAAAATAGTTATCATCATCGTAATTTATTGCTTCTTCTGCTATTCTTGTAACATAATCTTTAATTTCATCTTTAATGGCATATTGGTGTAAAATTTTTCTTTTATCTAAATATCTTCTATCTAAATATGCTATTGATTTTTTTTCTAATATTTTAGATATAATTTTTTTAGTAAATAAATCATACATATTAGTTCCTGGTTCATAAAGTAAGTTGCTTGTATCTTGGAATGCACCAATTGCTTGGCTATTTTTAACTACCATTTCTTGATCATCCATTCCAAAATTACTTAGTCTTCTTAATAATTTATTACCAAAACTTCTTCCTATATTACCTTTACCAAATTCGTACATTGAGTTAGGCTGATTGTATCTATTATATGTTGCCACGATTTAAAAATTTTTTTTTGTAAAGACTAGTCTTTAATGGCCAAATCGCTTGACCTCTACACCTTTGAGATTGGATAACTTTTTTTCCCTTATCTGGTGCTACTTTCCTTAATATATTTAAAGCTCCATTTAAATCAGCATTAATTTTTATTCCTTTTGAACTTATAAATAAACCTCTTTTTGTTCTTTTTCCAAGATAATTTTCATGTTTATTTAATGGTTCTAAATCTAATGCTGAACACTTACTAGTATAACTCTCTTCATTTTGAATAAAATTTATACCTTCCAACTTTAATTTATATTCTAACATATATATAAATTTTTGATGTGGTATTTGAACAAAATTTTGGTTATTTCGTTTACCAATATTTATTTCTTGTTTCCACTCTCTATTATAACCAACAATAACATTGGATATATCATTATTTACACAATAATTAACTATAAACCTGGAACTTTTATGGAGATAGTCTGTAATTTTATTATTTCGTTTTAATGTTAAATTATTTAATTTATTAGAATTGTATTTATTATGATTTTTTATTAAATTTGATTGTATTAATGTTCTTTTTTTATTATAAAATTGATTTATAGATTTTACTGGTTTACCATTTACAATTAATGATTTATTATTTTTTGTATCATAACAAGTCATTAAATTATTTAATCCTAAGTCAATTGATAAATAATTATCATTAATAATTATTTCTTTATCTTGCTTCTCATAAACAATTTCAATTATATAACAACTTGATTGTGGTATAATACGAACTTGTTTTAATGATTTAATATTTGTTTTTATTGGTTCTATTAATGATTTTTTTGGAAAATAAATATAACCATTCCTAATTCTAATTTGCGCATAAGTAAAAACTACAATATTTCTTCCCTTAATTTTATCTTTATATTTAGGAAATTTTGGACATGAAATTAAAGATTTTTTATCTTTTTTCCATTTAGATAATAATTTAAAATAAGAAGTTAAAGATTTATCCACCAACATTAAATTTTGTTGAGCTGTACCACTAGGTAATAATTTGTAATCTTTACGATCAGAATGTCTAAATTCTCTATCCAAATCATTATAACGAATAAATTTACCATTTTCTTCTTTATATTTTCTAATATAATATAATGCTGAATTATAAAGATTTTTAGATAAAAAACATATATTATCTAATGATTTCCACTTTTTATTTGATTTTTTAATTATATGTCTTTCTACCAATTTCATAAAAAAATATAGATTTTATTATTTTCTATATATAAATAAAATAAAGTCATATTTAATAATAATTAAATAAAAAGACTTTTATTAAAAATAAAAAGTCCAATTATTTTTAATATTGGAAAAATTCCTTATCTTTGTAGAAATTAAATTAATAACACTAAAAAATATAAAAATTATGCTAGTATTTGATAGAAATTTAGCCAAAAAAATTCAAGAAGAAGCATCTCTAGCATTAGAAAAAGTCGCAAAAAAATATGGTGTCACCATTAAAAATAATGGTGGAACATTAGGTGAAAACGACTTTATTATGAAAATGAAAATTGAAGTTGTTGGTACAGTTAAAAAATATGATCCATATATTTATAGAGCATTAGGATTACCTGAAAATATCATCGGTAAAACTTTTGTAAACAGAGGTTCAAAATTTACAATTACTGAACTTAACACAAGAGCACCAAAATTTCCAGTTATTGCAAAAGACGAAACTGGTAAAGGTTATAAATTTACAACTACCGCAGTTAAAACTTTACTTAAAATAAAATAATGAAAGAAATTTTAGCATTAACTAGTAATTATAAAAAAATAGAATTTGAAATTAACAACAATATTTGTATTATTGAAAATAATCAATATTCAATAGAACAAGTAATTGATTATTCAAATAATATATTTGCACCTTTTAAAGTTTTACGTGTAGATATATTTAATGTTATACAAAAAGAAGTAAATGGAAAAATTCAATCACAATATATACATTTAAAAAACATAAAATTAAAAGAAAAAAGTAAATTTAACGGAACTATTGATATTGAAAATAGAATGTGGAAAGGTAAATCTGTGCCTTGTTATATTCCAAAAATAAATGGTATTCCAATAATGAGTGAACACAGTTTTTTCTTAAAAGAAAGCATTTTACTAGTATATGATGAAAATGGTAAAATTATACACACGAAAAAAACAGATAATAAAAAAGAAGCTAAATCTGTATTACAACACAAAATTAAAGAATTAAAAGAATTAGAAAAATTATTAGAAAAAAACTATAAATTTTTTAATTATTTAAATTTTGAATTATAATTTTTCCATCAATTTCAAATATTTTTCAAAACTTCTTAGGGATTTATAAAATGCTTCAACGTCTGACTCATACATTTCCAATATTTCTTCGTATTTACTTATTTTATTGCTAAATTCTTCTCTAAGTCTATTATCATTTATTGTATTCAAAACATCATACATCAATCTCTTATTTATATAATAAGTATCTAAAAAAACAAATCTTTGTAAAATAGTTGAAGATACTTGAAAAACTTTTTCTATTTTTAAAACATCAAATGCAGTAATTGCATAATTTTTTTTACCATGAGCCTTTAAAAAAGTATAAATCCAACTTATTTTAAAATTAAATTCTTCATCTACACTACCACCAGCAGAAATTTTATCTTCATTCTTTTCATATTTATCAAAATTATTCTTTATTATAGCTTCTATTAAATATACTTTATATTTTAATGGCAAATAATCAAAATTTACAGCATATAATACATTTTTATTATTTACTAATTTTAATTGTCTTTCTAATATACCATTTTCATTTTTATTTGGAACTGGTGGTATTGTTATAATAGGACACCATAATTTATTACCATTATAATTATAATTAATAATATAAAATTTACCTATTTGAATTTTTTTAATACTTGTAGATCTAACTTGATTATTTGGACTTTTTAAAATATATGAAAATAATTCCAAAGTTGAATCATTTCTAATAACTCTCATATTATTCGAATATTGTCCAAATAAAGCTGTTACTTCTTCTGTAAATTTCATAAATTATATTTATTTAAGGAATTAATCCTTTTGCTTTAAGATCATCTTCAGTTATAATTACAAATTTCAAATTTCTTCTTTTACACCAATCTTTTGTAAATGCCCATTTATGTAAATTTTGCTTATACATTTTTAAAGAATATTCGTAATTTTCTAACATTTTTAATGTTTGTCTCTTTGGTTTAATTGGTTCATTTGTCTCATGTTTTGGTTTAATTTCTATTACAACTCTATCATATTTTTCAGGATCAAGACTATTAACCATTTCAACATAAAAATCAGGATAATATCTATGATTTTCTACATTACCATTTTTTGAAATTTGATAAGGTATTTCTAAACTTTCTGCGCTCCATTTAACAACTTTATCATTAATATCACAAAATTTACAAAATGAAAATTCCCAAGAACTACGATAAACTATTGGCATATGTCCAATATATTTACTTGGATTTTGAAGTAAATATTTTCCTTGTTTATAACGTCTATTTCCTATTTTTGCTCTATTTTTTGCCATATTTTATTTAATTTATCTTTTCTTATCTTATTATCTTCTTCATTATTAAGTTTTTCCTTTAATAATTTAACACTATAAGATTCTCTTGCTTTTTCTATTTTATCTTTATCGTCAATCATAAATTAAATTTTTTTGAATCTATAAATAATTGTGCCTCTTTAATATTTGGATCTTCACAAAAAATCTCTGTTCTACCAGTTAATATATATCTTTCCTGTCCTTCATCATCTAATTGTATAACAATAAAATGACTTGAATTAAGATAAAATACTTTTCTTACTATACCAATTAAATTATTAATACTTTTTCCTGTATATGCGTTAATAATAAACACATTTTTTACTTCTTTACCTTTTAATAAAATGTCTAAAAATTTAGCAGTTTCTTCATCTCCATATTGTTCAATAATATCACTTACTTCAATTTTATGTAAATTAATATTTTCATATGTTTTTAAATGTTTCATTTAATAAGATTTATTTCGTAACAAATTTGGATTTGGTGGGTCTTGTGCAAGTTTAGTATTGTCGGTGACAGGAATATAATTTTTTCCTAAATTTGCAGAAGCAACATCATATAATGTCGGAAATCTATTATATACACCAGATTTAACATCTTGGAATTGAATATCTCTGACTAACATTATAAATGTTTCATCATTCTTATATGAATTTGATGATGCTGGTATTGAATTCATATTACCATCATTTCTTACCCAATCTTTTAATGCCATTTATTTATATTTTTATAATATATATAAATTTATTAAGATCAAAATTAGATTTTTTAAATATTATGCAAACCTTTTCCGTTATTAGAACTACTTAGGCTTATCATTTTTGGAGATTCTTGATTATTTTTTTTCTGGTATATAACATTTAATCCACCTGCTATACCTCGTTTACAAATTTCAGAAAAATATGGAAAAGCTGATGAATATTTTTTTTCATTAAAACCTTGCCAATTTTGCAACATCATTAATATGCCTTGTTGCATACAATCAAATTTATCATCAGTAGTTTTGTATTTCCTTTCAAACTTTTTTATCATTTCTTCACCAATTTTAATTATCATTCTTTCAGATTTTTTAGTCAAATATCCTTTACCTTTACTGATCACAATTTCATAAAAAAAATCAGTATCATCAATGTATCTTGCCATATAATTCATTATTTTTTAAAAATATTCAGAAAAATATTTTTATATAATCTATTGTTTATTAAATAGTTAGAAAATCTTGGAAAACCTTAAATGCCTATAAATTGTTAAAATAATTAAAATGGTATCTATAAAATATTAAATTAGCACTAAAATGATGCCAAAATGATATTATTTTGATATTATTTTGATATCATTGTTATTTATATATTATTAATAATTAAAAGTTTATATTTTTTTATTACAAAGAGGATCTTACCTAGGTAAAACCCTCCCATTCTATTTAAAATAAAAAAGGATCTCATAAAAATATGAAACCCTATTCTTATATAAATATTCAAATTTTTATAATATCATCTTTTTTGCTTTAGACTTATTATTTTTAATAACTTTAAGGTTATCATATAGTTCATGCTTAGAAAGTAATAAATCTTCAAATGTTTTTTTAAGATTTTTATCTTCATTTACTAATTCTTCATTTTCTTTTAGTAACTCTAATGCTTCATCAATTTGTTTAATACCTTCTTTAATTTCCATTTCTTTATCTTCCAAATTTTTGAAATGTTTCATTTCTTTTGAAAGTTTATTTTCTAAAAATTTTGATAAATCATAATCTAATTCTCTTTGAATATCATTAATTAAATTATTTGCTGAATTATATTCATAAAAAGCTGTTCCTGTTCTTGCATCGTTATTATAAACATACATTTTATCGTTATAATTTATAACATAACATTCTAAGTATGGATATAATCTATTTTCAACTTTCAATGCTATATCCAAATCTACAAACTTATCAACATTTTGAGCTGCGGTTGAAGATAATACATAAAAATCTTTTTTCAACCAAGGAATAATTTTTGAGTTAAATAAATTTTCTAAATTAGTTTCTTTATCTAATTTTTCTTCATTTAGAAAAATATCTTTATCATTTTTAGTTGAAATACTTAAAACTAAATTTTCATCTAATCTAAAAGAAATAGAATCTTCTTGAACATCACCAATTGTCATAACTTTTTCTAAAATTCTAAATTCTCTAATTTTATCTATATCTTGAATATGATCTTCTAAAAGAGTTTGTTTAATTTCATCTTGATTAATTAAAAACCAACGATCTTTCATAAAAACTAAATTACCGTTTTCTGTTTTTTCAACTAATGTAAACACTTTTGAAGCTTTACCGGAATTCACTAAATTTTGTCTTTGTATAGGATTATTCATATAACCAGCCAAAAACATTTTAACTTCTGGAATCCAATCATGAATTACCAACTCATTAAGAATTGATGTCATTTTTGAATCATTATCTTGTAAATTAATTATATTAAGAATTGAACTTAATGCTGGACGGTACATTTGTCCATAATTTTTTCTTTCAACCTTTTTATAAAGATCCTTTAAATTGTAATTCAAAGGGTCACTAGAAATTTCTTCTTCTAATGATTCTACAAACCTTTTAACTTTAACATCCCAACCAAAGGGTGTAAATTTTTCTTTTATTGAATCTACCAACTCTTTTTCAGAAAATTTATCATAATTACTAATATATTGTTCCGTAATTATATTCAATTCATAATCTTCAATTGGTAAGTCTTTTTTGAAATTAAATAAATCATACTTTAAATTTTTCATATCTACTTTTTTATTTTTTAACTGTATCTTGCAGTTTTTTTAATTTTTTAATCTAATACATTTTTATATATTAATAAAAAAAACTCATTTTTTATCAAAATGAATTTTTTTAATAACTTTTATATCTTTTTTTTATATATTAAAAATAAAATATTATTTTTGTATTATGAAAATAGATATTGATAACACATTAATTAGATATGGTAGATTACATCTAACAAAACAAAAAGGTTTTGGTAATGATACTTTTCATTCACCACCAGCACCTATTGGTTTTTATGCTATGCCTATTAGATTTCAAGAATTATTTTTAGTTGGCTCTATATCATCTACACAACCAAAATATTATCCTATGCCAAAAGAAAAAAACACAAAAGAACTTACAGATGATGAGCTTGATAAAATTTATAGAAAAAACAAAAATAGGAAAATACACAAATTTACAATAAAAAATACTGATAATATATGGCATCATTTAGATGCTAAACCTAATTGTGTTCTTGACAGATATGGTAGTTGGGTTAAAACTTCTGTTAGAGATTGGAAAATATCATTAAAAAAAGAATCATTAAAATTAAGAGCAGAAAGTTTAGATGATGAACTATTTCAAAGTAACAATATTTCTGAAGTTCGACCAAAAACTGGATGGTTTTCAAAAGATAATTTTGAAGTTTTTATTGATTCTAAAATTTATTAAACATACCACCATTTAATTTCACCTGTAAATGGTCTAAATTCACCATAAACTGGTTCAAATAATTTTATTTCTTTTAAATTATTTT